GAATTAGTAGCATTTAATCCTTTTCCGTAAATAGCTTGACTGATTCCATTTATAGCAGCATTATTTGTTGGACTACCATTATACCTATCAATTAAGTATTGAAAATAGTTATTATCAGCACCATATTCAATATAGTCTTTTCCTGATACTTCTTTAATTACAGGACTTGTATAAGTACTTAAATTTACAAAACCAAACTCTGATGTTTTTGTTTTTTTTATAAATTGTCCTTTATTATTTCTTAATCTTGTTTTCATCTTACTAAATAAGTATTATCATAACCATTATAATCTGAATATTCACCCAAGTTCAAATCGTAGTAATTATTATTTAATTGGTCAATATCTTGATTTGTGCAAAATATTCTGTCCTTGTAAATTATTTCTAAATCTGATGTTTTTACTAAATTCTCTGCTTCTAAAAAACTAAATAAACAAGCACCACTTTCAAAAGTACCACCTGAAGAAATTACCCTTTGTTTAAATTCCCCATAAATACCTTTTATGTGATATACTTCTAAATCATAAAACCTATTCTCTGTTAAATTAAAAATAGAAGATAAATCTAAATAATTTCCATTTACTGATGCACTTGGCAATATAATAGAAACTACATCATTTGTACTATCATCTCTTAATTTTATAGTAACACTTGTTTCATATACTCTAGGTATAATCTGTATGGTTTGCTCTATTGTAGACTTTGCTAATATAATCATTATTAATATAACGTAAAAAAATAAGTTATTTGTAAAATCATTAAAGCAAAAAAAAAGCACCCAATAAAGGATGCTTAATTTTTAACTAAATAATAAGATTATGCAGTTGGGTCAATTTGTGTTGCATCAGCACTTACTGCTGCATCTAAGAAATAAGGTGCAGTTTCTTCTAATCCCTCGAAACTTAAAGTAAAGCCTGAAAGGTCTCCTGCTGCTGCTCCTGTAACTACAGTGCCCCCTACGCATTCCATTCCATTTTCAAATCCACATAGGAAGTTGTTACCATAGTAATCTACTACTACGATATAAGGTCTAGAAACTGCAAGTGTTTGCAATTCTGCCTGAGTCTTAGCATCTAAATATGTTAAAGTTAGGTTTAAAGTTTGAGTATAAAAGGTAGTTCCGTTCTCTCTAGATGAGGTTACGGTTGTTTCTAAAGATGAATTTCCTTTTACATCATATTCAAACCAACTTGGTGCAGGGCTACCATCTGTGATAGTTGCTTCCTTAGTTGTGCTATCTACTGCTATCGAAGCTATTGTTCCATAGTCTGCAAATAATACTTTCTTTATGCCTCCAAAGGCACTTTTACAAGGTATTTTTCTCCCTGTTGTTAATGTACAAGCCATTGTTTTTTATGATTTTAAAAAAAAAGGGTAAGTAGATAAATTCTACCTACCCTATTTTATTGGTTAATTAATTAATTATGCGTAAGATACGATATCAGAAGCGATTCCGAATTGTACCCCTGAAGTAAAACGCATTACCATTCTAACATTGTTAGAAGCGTCTAAATCTGCCATATCTAAAACCTTAACTTCTTGAGTTGAGTTTAGTAATCCTGTACCAAAGTATAGGTTGCTTTTCTGTGCAGCATACATTTTGTCATCAGATAATCCTGGACAAACAAATATCTTAACTCCGTTTACAGTTAAAGACCCATTGTTCCACCATTGAGTACCCATATTCTGTACACCATTTGCTCCTAAACCATTTGCTCCAAATCCTCCTAATGCTTGAACATAAAGTTTTGCAGCCTTAGATGAAATGTATAAGAATAAATCTTCTTTTCCATATAATGCAGCAGGAATAGCTTCAACAACGTCAGATAATTTCTCTACGATGTTAGCAGCAGTTAATGCAACAGATGTTAAAGCCTGACCTGCAGGTACATCTCCTGCAGTTACAGCAGCAGCAATTAATTTTTCAAATCCATCAAATGAATTTTTAGATCCTGCAGTAGTATCTCCTTGCCAAATGTTAAACTCAGTATTTTGTGCAACCTCAGCAGCAACGTGAGCAATCATAAAATCTGCAAATTTTGGAGGTAAAGATTGACCTAAACCATACCCCATTTGCTGAGATTCCCAATCGTTTACGAAGTCATACTTACATAATTGTAAATTTACTTGTAATTCAGTTGGTTGTAAAATTCTTTCAGTTAATGTTACAGTTGATGTTGGGTTAAAATCACATCCTGCAGCAGTTACGATTGCATCTGTTGCTAATTTCTTGATTACTTCTTTAAAAGCAATGTTTGATTTTACTGTGATTCCTCCATCGTCAATAGTTGATGCACTCAATAAAGCTGCAGCAATGTACTCTCCTGCAAATTGTCCTGCATAAGTAGTAGTGATGTTTGTTGTAGTAGCTAATTCTACGTTTTTTAAATTACTCATTGTATTTTATTTATTTAATTTATTTAATACTCTATCTAATGTTGATGTAAATTTACCTTTAGCAAATTCTACTTTTTTAATTTGTTTACTTTCAGATTCAGGATTGTGTTTAATTGGCTTTGAAGCAGGCTCTGATAATTCAGTTTTAACTTCTTCAGGAATTTCTTCTGAAAATTCTTCTTTTACTGTTCTAGACTTTAAAGGTGCTTGTACTTCATTTGACATTTCTTCTTCTTGCATTTTGCCTTCTTTGTCAGCCTTTAAATCTGCAATCGCATCTTCTAGGTTTTGGATTCTTTTTTCCATTCCCTCCCAATCTGCAACATCTGCCATTTCCTCTTCTTTTTTTTCTTCTTCTTCAGCTAAATCTTCAGTAATTTCTTCTTCTTCTGATGCTTCTTCTTTTGCAGGTACTTCGTCAGATACTTCTCTAACATCTGCAATTTGCCCCTCTTCTTCAACTACAACTAATCTACCATCTTCTAGTAAATATTCCCCAACAGGCATTGCTACCTTTTCATCATCTGTTACTATAAAGATTTCTTTTCCTTTCTCAAATGATTCTGCACTTACTATTGTGCCATTCTCTAACTTGGTTTCTTCAAGTTTAACTTCAATATTTAGAAGTGTTTTAATTTGATTTAACATTTCGGTTGATTTCATATTATTTATATAACGATTATTAATTTAAATTTTGCATTTTCAGTTTGAGCCTGTAATATTTCCTATGCCTTGTGCACCAATAGACCCATCACAACAATCTCTAGAATATGTATTGGTATCCCAACATAAACAAGCACGTGAACTTCCCTTAGGGCTTGTCCTACTGCCTATGTAAATGCCTTTGTTTTTTGGTCTATTTCTGTTCATTAGTTAAGATTTCAATTATTTTTAATAAGGTCTGTTTATCACTTTCACTTGACATATCTTCTTTAACCTTTTCTTTAGGTGCTTCCATTTTGTCTGCAAAATAACCCTCAATAGAAAAACCCTTAACTTTATTTGTTCTAACATATTCATTCCAAACTTCTTCATTATTAACTTTTACTGCTCCCATCCAAGTTCCAACAGGCACATTCAATCCGTATTTTCTAGACTTGTCTTGTACCTCATCTTCAACTATCCAACTTTCTACCAATGTTAAACCTTTTAGATCTTTAGAGTGTTCTAAGGTTGAGTTGTTTTGATAGCCATTTCTTAAATACATTTGTGATGCTTTTGAAATAGTATCTTTAGAGAAAAATATGTAATAATCACCCTCTTCTCCTTTTCTGTATATTGGTTTATTAGGTATTAATAAAGCACCTAGTAATATTCTTTTTTCTTTGTCAATCTCTGCTAACTTAACTTCCTCACCTTTTAAAGCTACAAAGTCAGATTCTATTGCAGGACTTTCTACGATTGAAATTGCTTCTATTCCACTTTCTTCTTGTTCCTCGTCTAATATTAATTCAACTATTCTCATAATGTTATAACGTATTAAATTTTAAATTTTGCTTTTTTAACCTATTGAAGCATCATCAATAATATTTCTATCTAATTCTTGTGCAGTTGTTACCTCACTAGAAACTACAAATGCCTGAATAGGTTGTTGCGTTTGACCACCTATTGCATCAGCTAATTGGTTTGTTCCACTTGCACCTACTATATTAAATGCAGGTGGTATTGATGGAGTTGGTGGTATTCCTGATGGTTTTGATGGTGATGCTGAAGCACCTCTACCTGATGGGTCTTGCTTTTTAATTGTTGCAATGTTTTTAACTGCTACTGCTGCTGCTAATCCTGCTGAAACAACAGGGTATGCAGGGAAAAAAGTTGTTATTGGTGATTTTTGTGCAGTACTATAAGCATTTTGAACACCCTCTACCCCACTAATTGTAGCACTAGCAATAGCAAATGCTTTTCCTACTTTAGAATCTTCTCCTGCTAATTGTGCAATTTGATTAAAAGTGTTTTTAGCATCTGACAAGGTTTGTTTTGTTCTTATTTCTTTTAACCTTTTTTGCTTTTCCTCGTTTTTATCTTTTGCATCTGTAATTTTACCATCATAAAAAGCTATGATATTTGCCTTTTCTTCTTCTGTTGCTTTTAACCTTTCAAGTTCTGCTATCTTTCTTTCTTTCTCTAATTCAATTTTTTGTATTTCAGTTTCTGCTTTTTCGTTTTCTTTTTGAATTTCTAAATCTTTATTTATTTTATCAATTTCAGCTTGCCTATCTGCTTCTACTTTTTCAGCTTCTTGTATCTCTAAGGCTTTCGCATCTCTAATCGCTTTTAATTCTGCTTCTTCTTCCCTTTTTGCTGCTACTATTTGACTTGTTACTAGCTTTTGTTTTGTTAATCTAGCTGCTTCTAAATTAATTAAATTAGCTTTTAATTGTGCTTCTTCTTCTAAGTCTTCCTTTGTAGATTTTGATAAAGCATTTTCTGATGTCTTAGCCTCAAGCCTTAATCTAGCTGCTTCAATTTCTTTATTTGTTATTTCTTCCTCTAATGCTCCTGCTTCCTTTAAAAATTCAATTCTTTCTT